GCTCCGGGTGAACTTGTCGATTACACCTATGTCCAGCCGTGGGACTGTTTCTCAAGCGAGTTTGGCGTTCACGCGTTTGAGTTCAATCGCCGGATGAAGGCGCAGATTCTGCCGGACAGGCGTGGTGCCAGGTATCGGTTCTCAATCGATTTTACCGGCTCATCGCTGGCGGATATGAGCGAGCAACACAAGCACCTGCACGTTATGGAGCTAGAGGACGGCACGATAGGCGCATTTCCGAATACAAAAGTCCTATGGATCGAACCGGCAATGTGGGCTAAACCATTTGAAGAGCGCCCAGACTTTAAGGCGCTATCCGGTGAATGGATGTCCGAATAATGCTGACCGCAAACGAAATCCCGATTGATCGGCTAAAGCAGCTAATCTCGCTGGATTCAGAGACGGGCGTTATCACTTGGAGGCTTCGCAGCCCAGACAGCTTCAGTGGCAAAACGCTAGGTGATAACCGCCGCGCGGCAAGTCGCTGGAACACAATGATTGCCGGAACCGAAGCGTTGGCTGCCGATTGCCAAGGCTACAAACGCGGGACGCTAGACGGAAAAGGGTTTACGGCGCACCGTGTCGTTTGGGCTTTGCATTACGGCGAATGGTGCAGCACCAACATTGACCACATTAACGGCGACAAAACAGACAACCGGCTTGCAAATCTTCGCGCTGCGGCACACGAAGCAAACTCCCGCAATCAAAAACTGAGGCGCTCAAATACTAGTGGCGTTATGGGTGTGTCGGCTCATAAAGAGGGTGGATGGCTTGCCCGCATTAACGCGGAGGGCGAGCGCAAGTATCTGGGTAAGTTTGCCCGATTTGAAGACGCTGTGGCTGTTCGGCTGGCAGCAGAAGCCCGATACGGTTACGATGCCTCTCACGGCAGAGTGACCACCGCTTGACCATCAGATAACCCCAAGGCATACTGTCAACCGCTCTATGTCGGTTGCTGCGGCGATGGCTAGACGCAAACCAGACTGAGGACACATGGACGACCGAGGCCGTCCTACGATTTACACGCAAGAGATTGCGGACCTGATATGCCAGCGGCTCGCCAAGGGTGAATCCTTGCGGGCCATTTGCCGTGGTGACGAGTTCCCACAAGAGTCAACGGTAAGGCAATGGGCGGTGGATGACCGCGAAGGTTTTTACGCGCAATACACGCGGAGCCGTGACATTGGCCTAGATTGCATGGCTGATGAAGTGCAAGAGATTGCAGACGGCGTTGGCGATGTAGCGCGGGACCGACTGCGGTTTGATTCGCGTCGTTGGTATCTGTCAAAGCTTGCGCCAAAGCGTTACGGCGACAAGCTGCAACAGGAAGTCTCTGGCCCTGATGGCGGCGCTCTCACGGTCACATGGCTGAAACCAGAGTAATCCCTTACGCCCCTCGCCGGGTGTTCCTGCCGTTCCATAACCGGACGCAACGCTTCGCTATCGGTGTGGCGCACCGTCGCTGTGGTAAGACGGTGGCTTGCATCAACGACATGATCCGCAATGCGGTGGTGTCCGATAAGCCCCACTATCGAGCGGCCTATCTTGCGCCCTACCTGAAGCAGGCCAAGGACGTGGCATGGGAGTATCTCAAACGATACAGCCAGCCGATCTGGGCCAAGCCGCCAAACGAATCAGAACTGTATGTCGAGCTAATTGGCGGCAAGCGCATCAAGATTTACGGCGCTGACAACCCGGATGCCCTGCGTGGTGGCTACCTGGATGACGCCACGCTGGACGAATACGCTGATATGTATCCCGGCATCTTTGGCTCAATTATCCGCCCGATGCTGGCAGACCGCCAAGGCACAGCTACGTTCATTGGGACGCCAAAGGGACGTAACGCGTTCTTTGACCTGTTTGAGCGGGCAAAGACCGACCCGGACTGGTTCCCGTTCTTTCTGCCGGCCAGTGAGACAGGCATCCTGCCCCAATCCGAATTGACCGCTGCTGCAAAGGAAATGACGCCAGAGCAGTATGAACAAGAGTTCGAATGCTCGTTTGAGGCAGCCATTATCGGTGCCTACTACGGCAAGGACATGGCCGAGAGCGAGCGGGCTGGACGGATCACAGACGTTCCGTATGACCCTGCGCTGCCGGTCTACACAACGTGGGACTTGGGCATCGGTGACAGCACGGCCATTTGGTTCTGGCAGGCGGTTGGTGCTGAGATACGGGTGATAGACTTCTATGAAGCCAGCGGCGAGAGCATCGAGCATTACGCCAAGGTGTTGCAGGCCAAGCCCTATAAGTATGAGGCCGATTGGGTTCCGCATGACGCAAGGGTCAGGGAACTAGGCACGGGCCGCACCAGGATTGAGACGATGCTGACGCTCAAGCTCAAGCCCAAGCTGGTTCCTAACCACAAGGTGCTGGATGGCATCAACGCAGGCCGCGTCTTGTTTCCGCGCATCTGGTTTGACCGGGACAAGTGCAAGGCGGGGCTTGAGTGCTTGCGCCAGTATCGCGCGGATTATGACGACAAGGCCCGCGTGTTCCGCGATGGCCCTAAGCACGATTGGACCAGCCACGCTGCGGACGCGTTCCGATACCTTGCAATGGCCTATCGTGAGATTAAGCCGGAAGCCAAAGCGGCTGACGGGCCGATCAAGGGCATCCGTGATATGACATGGGATGACCTGTTAGCTAACCAGCCAGTGCATACGGGTTACGAACGCGCATGATCGTTCTATCGACAAGCGGACCCGCGCACGATATGTTCTCCTGAACGCTTGCGAGGGGCTATGCTTCCCGACGAACCTGAAAATCAAGACGGCATTGACCTTGTTACCAAATGGATTGAGGAAATCAATCTGTCTGAGCGCGAGTTGCAGCCGTGGTGGAAGGCTGGCGACATCATTGTGCGTCGCTACAAGAACGAAAACCGGGCAAGGGGTGGTGGCCGTCCGTCTGTAGGCTATGAGCGTCGTCGGTTTGCTATTCTGTGGTCCAACGTCTCGACCCTTCAGCCTGCCATCTATGCCAAGCAGCCGGTTCCGATGGTGGATCGCCGCTATCGTGACGAAGACCCGGTTGGCAAGGTGGCCTCTGACGTGCTGGAACGGGCGCTTGGCTTCAGCCTCGACCAGTATGATTTTGACGGACGCGTAAAGCTCTGCGTTCTGGACTATCTGCTGCCAGGTCGAGGCCAAGTGTGGGTGCGCTACATCCCGCATATGCGCGAGGTCAACGCGGAGCAGGATTACGAACTGGGCGAAGGCGTTCAGGACGACGACCAGAACGAGGTTGGCGAGGTCGAGACGCCGGAAGCCACTGAGGAAGTCGTTTACGAGGAAGTCCAGTGCGACCACGTCTCATGGAAAGACTGGCTGACTAACCCGGCGCGTGAATGGGCTGAGGTCCGTTGGGTTGCCCGGCGCGTCTATATGACAAGGGCAGAACTGACGGAACGTTTTGGCAAGGACATGGCCAAGAACGTCCCGATCACGACGACCTCCACAGGCACGGACACGGCATCGGATGCCCAAAAGCAGTCCAGCCAAACCGGCGAAGTCTACGAGATTTGGGACAAGCCCACGAAGATGGCCTATTGGGTCTGTAAGGGCTACACGGGCGGGGTTCTGGACAAGCGTGAAGACCCGCTGGGGCTGACTAACTTCTTTCCATGCCCGCCTCCGCTTAATGCCACGACGGCCAATGACAGCACCATTCCGGTTGCTGACTACGTCCAGTATCAGGACCAAGCCGACGAACTGGACGAACTGACGGCCCGTATTGGCAAGCTGCAAGATGCGCTGCGGATGGTCGGTGTGTATGCCGGTGAAGCCAACCGCGAGCTTCAGTTGGTGTTCTCGCCGGGCAACGAGAACAAGCTAATCCCAATCGACACGTTTGACCTGTGGAAAGAGAAGGGCGGCGTTCGCGGCCTGATCGAGTGGGTGCCGGTCGATATGGTCATTCAGGTGCTGAAGGGCTGCTATGAGGCCCGCTCGCAAGTCCTGAACGACATTTACCAGATCACCGGCCTGTCGGACATCATTCGGGGCGAAAGCAATCCTAACGAGACGGCAACGGCTCAACGGATGAAGGGCCAGTGGGGTTCGCTCCGTGTCCGAGACCGTCAACGCGATCTGCAACGGTTTTGCCGTGACGCTATCCGGCTCAAGGCAGAGATTATCGCAGAGCATTTCAGCATCGACACGCTGAAGGCCATGACGAACGTCAAGCTCCTGACGGCGGCTGAGAAGGCCCAGATCGAGCAAATCATGCCGCTGATCCAGCAGGCGCAACAAGCGGGGATGCCCATTCCGCCCGGCCTAGCTCCTGACCCGGCGATGCTGGAACTGATGGCCCAGCCGACGTGGGATGAGGTGCAAGCCCTCCTCCGCGATGACGCGCTGCGCTCGTTCCGCATTGACGTTGAGACTGATTCGACGGTTCAGCCGGATGAGAACGCGGCCAAGATGGCGTTTACCGAGTTCACCAGTGCTATCGTGGGCTTGATGTCGGCGGCGGCAAGCATCGTCCCGACCGCGCCTTACACGGCTCCGCTGTTTGCCGAGGTGCTGAAGCAGGGCGCCCGCACGTTCAATGTTAGCCGGTCGATGGAAGACGTGATTGACAAAGTGTTTGAGCAGGCCGAGGCCGCACCGCCTGTCCAGCCGCCAGGACCGCCGCCGCCTGATGAAAGCGCAATGCAGGTGGAACAACTCAAGTCGCAAACGGCCCAGATGCAGGCTCAAATCGAGCAACAGCGGACGCAGATGGAAGGCCAGCTTGGCATGGCGGAACTGCAACTGAAAGGCCAAGAGCTTCAGGTCAAGGCTGCGACCCTTTCCCGTGACCCGACGCCACAAGGGTTTGCCTGATGCCGACACTGGACAAGACGCAACAGGGCAAGCGGCAGGCGAGCGCGAGGGAGATTAGCCTCACGCCAACCGCCAATAACTATAACGGTGATGTGCGGCTAATGATTGAAGCGGAAATCACTGTGCCTGCTGCCGCAACCTTTAACGAAGCCCAACTGCTTTGGATCAATAGCCGGTTGAGCGCCAACTACACCAATTTGACCGAGGCCATGCAAGCGTTTGCGGACAGCCAAGGGTTTGACAATTGGTCGTCAATGGGAACGTTTGCCGTATGAGCCGTGCGACTTATCGCATCTGCAAAGCCTGTGGCGATATGCACGACGTAGCCGCATGGCCTGGCCCCTGCCTTGAACAGTTCCGCAAGGCGCGTTCCCATCTGCCGATGCCCGCTATCCGCGCTGACGGCATGGACCCGATCCTGAACCACGCCAATGGCCTGATGTATGACAGTCGGTCGGCCTATGAGCGCGGCGTCAAGGATGCGGGCTGCGAGATTGTCGGGAACGAGAAACTAACGGCCAAGCCACGGCCCACGCTGTCTGACCGTGAGCTTAAACAGGACATCAAGACGGCTATTGATCAGGTGGAGGCCAGACTATGAGCGACATGGAAGACGACATTCGGGCAGCTATGGCTGAGGTAAGCGGTAACGCGCCAGAACCTGCGCCCGTTGAGGAAGTGGTGGTTGCGCCGGAAGCAGTTATCGAGGCAGAAACGCCCCATGATGACGGCGAAAAGGCAGCAGACGGACGCGAGCGCGGCCCTGACGGCAAGTTTATTGCCAAGACGCCAGAAATGGTGCAAGATACTCCCGACCAGCCCTCGGAGGCAGTCGCGGACCCTGCTGCAAAGCTCGCCATCCGCGCCCCGGCTTCGTGGTCACCTGCGGCTAAGGCTACGTTCGATAAACTACCACCGGAAGTGCAACAGGCTGTTGCAAAGCGGGAACAGGAAATCGATCACGGACTGCGGCGCAAGTCTGAGGAAGTAAAGCGGTATGAACCGCTGGAACAGGTGCTTGCCCCTCGCCGCGCTCAATGGGCCGCGCAAGGGATGGATGAGGTTCACGCGGTCAAAACGCTGCTTGCAGCACAAGACCTGCTTGAAAAGAACCCGATGCAAGGGCTTGAGTTTCTGGCCCGTTCGTATGGCGTGAATTTGAACACGGCCCAGCCGCAGGGACAGCCCTACCAGGCCCAGCCCGCGCGAGACAGCCACCCCGAGATTGCAGCCCTTAAGCAGCAACTCCAAGTCCTGCAAAGCCAAGTCCAGACGGCGCAGACCGCGCCTATCGTCAGCCAAATCGACGCCTTCCAGAACGATCCGGCCAACCTGTATTTCGAGAACGTCCGCGATGACATGGCGGTCCTCTTGCACAACGGGAAAGCATCGGACCTGAAGGAAGCCTACGAAATGGCTTGCTGGATGAGGCCGGATATTCGCCCGTTCCTGCAAACAGCGCAGGCCCCGGCGGCTCCCGTGCAAGACAAGGCGGCGCAGGCGCGACGGGCGGCTGTCAGTGTCACCGGGTCTCCGGGTCAAACCCGTATTCCCAAGTCCAATGGATCAATCGAGGACGACATCCGCGCAGCTTTTGAAGAAGTTGCCGGTGCGGCCTAGGAGAAGTTAAATGACCTCCCCGAATCTTTCGGAAATCGCAACCACGACCCTGCGTAACCGCACGGGTAAGCTGGCTGACAACGTTACCCAGAACAACGCGATTCTGTCGCGTATGAACCGTCGTGGCACCATCAAGCCGGTGTCCGGTGGTCGGACCATCATCCAGGAACTCGAATACGCTGAAAACGTCACTTATCAGCGCTACTCGGGCTACGAAGTCCTGAACATCTCGCCTAGCGACGTGTTCACTTCGGCTGAGTTTGACTGGAAGCAAATCGCTGTCAACGTGACCATGAGCGGTCTGGAACAACTGCAAAACTCCGGCGTTGACGCCATCATTGACCTGCTGGCCTCGCGTATCAAGAACGCGGAAAAGACCATGCAGAACGGTGTGGCGGAAGACCTTTATTCCAACGGCACGGCTTCGGGCGGCAAGCAGATTGGTGGCCTTCAGCTTCTCGTCGCTGACGACCCCACCACCGGCACTGTCGGCGGCATCAACCGTGCAACGTGGTCCTTCTGGCAGAACCAGAAGTTCCAAGCCACTTCGGACGGCGGTTCGGCTGCCTCGGCTGCCAACATCGTTCGCTTTATGAACAACCTGTAT